CAGATTCATCAAACCTGCAATGGCATCAGTTGGTATATTCAGCAGGGCTCCTGCCATGTCCAGGATGCTTTCAGTGATACGAGCCAGAGCATTTACAGCAATACTACCAAAATCATCAAACAGTTGACTTGCGGCATAGATACCAAGACCTGCTGAAAACAGCAAAGCAACCACACGCAGACCACTCAACAAAGGTCCTAATGCTCTGAATGCACTTGCGGCCCAGGTTGCAAGGCCTGCTGAGCCTAATGCTCCTGCAACAACACCAATACCACGACCCAAGGTTCCAATAGCAGTAACCACAGGCAACAATATACCTGCACTAAAAGCAACTACCAGCAGTGCTCCAGCAATTTTGATAGCGGCAATCAACAGATTCATTCGTGCTGTGCCTTCTGCTGTGGCTGTGTTGAATTCGTTTATGGCTTTGATAGCAGGTGCAAATGCTTCTAAGAATGCCAATTTGACATTGCCTGACGCAGTGGCCAAGGCATCATTTAATTCTGCACCACGCTTGAGTGCGGCCGCATACTTGTCTGCACTGCCTGCAGATTTTTCTAAACCTTCTGCAAGACCTTTGGCATCTACTGTGCGGAAACTCTTGCCAAACATGTCCATCATCACAGCCGCACGACGTGAAGCATCAGAGATGCCGCCAATGCCTTTGAGTGCTTTGACCATGAGTTCTTGTTCACCCATGGTCTGCAGATCCTGCATGGTGATACCTAATTCACGGAATGTGTTCTGTGCTTTGAGACTGCCTTGTGCGGCTTCATCAATGCTACGCACAAAGGTTGTGACACCCTGTGCCATTGTTTCTGAAGCACCACCATTTTCAACCAGGGCTTTCTTAAATTCCAACAGTCTTGCTGTAGCAATGCCTGTTGAGTTGGCCAAATCTTGCAGGTCATCTGCCATGCGTAAAGCGCCAGCACCTAATCCTGCAAACAAGCCTGAAGCAATGATGGTTTTAAGACCCATCATGCGCTGATGTAAACCATCAATGTTGGTCTGCAGTTTGCTCAGGTTGTTTAGACCTGTGACGCCTATGTCTACTGTATATTTTTGTTCGCCTGCCATATTATAGCCTCATTATCTTTCGCAATTGTGCTTCCACAAACTTTGTAACAGGATCTGTCATGCCCTTGGGTGCTTGCTTTGACCAGCCTTCATCCAAGCGTTGGGCATAGGGATACTGTGATTCAATGGTGTTTTTGTTGAGACGGGTTTTGCGACGAGCATTGCCTGAACGGATAGGAGTATCCTTGACCCATTCAACATAGGCCTGCCTGGGAAGTTGTTCCAAAGCCACCTTCATCTTTTTAATGCTGGGCGAAATTGTATCTTTTTCTAATCTTACTGTCATTGTTTGACCCTTTTGACCATTTCCTGCAGAGTATTTAGTGGCAAAGCAGGCGCCGTTGGAGCACGACCAGTGCGCTTGGCTTCTTCTTGATCGCTACGATAACGATCATATGCCAGCACAACATCCATGACCAGGAAGTCCAAGGTGTCAGCAGTGGCCAACACTTGGCTTGGCAACAGATGATAGCGTGTGGCAAGATTATCCAGCACTATACAACGCCGCAGATCAGTGCTATCTGGGTCTAACTGTGCGTTGACTACTTTCCCAAGCTTTCAACCACAGAAGTGATCACACGCATCATTACCTTGGTTGGTAAACTCACATCACCTACCAGGATAGGCTTGCCTGCTTCATCCAGGATCAAATCACGCACGGCCGCAATCACACTGGCAGTGTTGGCTTGATCCACTGAAGCCAACTTCAAGAACACATCCATGGGTTGGCGATCCCAAGTCCAGAAGGTGAGTGCTTCACCAAATTCTGCAACAATGTCTTCGTCTGCAATCGTGACTTCAATCAGTTGGGGTTTTTTTGCAATGTCTGCTAATTTCATATCTTTAGTCCTTGGTTCTGTTTATCAATTCATTTATTGCCGCAATAGCAAAGGTCATACGGCCGTTGGCTTTGGAGATGTCTCCTTGAGCACAGCGTATTTCGTTGGTGGATTTGGCTATTTCAGCCAGGATGCTGAGCAATATATCTTGGTCAGACTTGTGTTTTAAAATATCCATAAATCTCTTTCTATAAATCAAACAACAAACAGGGCTTGTGGCCCTGTTTGTTTTCTTTTTACTGCTTAACTCTGTGCGTAGTCGCCAGTCACAGTCAATGTAACAGGTGATACCCAAACAGGGCTATCTGCACTAACAGTAGGTGCCAAACCAGTCACATAAGCATTGCCTGTGATGGTTGGTCCTGTGCCGCCACTGCTGGTGTCACCCATGTAAAGACTGAACCCAACTAAAGTTTTGTTCTTGCTCAACTGGAAGATACCTTGTGCGGCTGCACTGGTAGTGCTGGCAGCATTGGCAGTAGTGCCAAAGAATGTGGTCTGATCAAGCACACAATTCATTGCAAGACTGTTGGTTGCTGTGGTTGCCACTTGCTGTTTACTGCCTGAGTCAAGTTGCGTCCAAGTAAAGACATCATTACTATTGTTGATAGTGATGTCTTGTAAGGCTGGCATTGCCAAAGGCCCTGTAGCACCTGAAGTTGTTAGCGTCAGAGTTGCTTGGACATTGGCTACGCCTGGGGCTGGATAGATAAAAGCCATTGCGATTTCCTTTTAATTTATTTTCATTTCCGTAAAACGGAATACGAACTCTGTCAGCATGGAATCAGCTTGAAAGGTTGTAGAGATATCACATTCACGACTGACAACGCCAGTGATGCTGGTGGTATTCTTTACATTCCTTACACCTGAAACCAAACTGTCATAGTTTGTGGGCGTTTGTTTTGCGTCTACTACGACATACACAGTGATGGTGGATTCCTTGGTAGCAAGGATGGCCGCATCCAGTGTGTTTAAGAGATTGCTCTCCACAGACTGTGGCTCAGTCACATAGAACACTTTGAAGTTTTTCTCATACAAAGTTTCACCACCTGCAGTCCAAGGCAATTCACTGCTTACAGCGAATGTGCCAAGGCTCAGTGCGGAGATGCCGTCTATGATGGCTTGTCTCATTGGATTCATCGTACTCTCACAAGATTACCAACGAACGGATAGATCTCTGCGTTTGATATGGTTCCATTGTTGCTGAAATCATACCAATCGCCAGATACTGCCAGTTCGTCAAATAATTCGCGATACTTAGAATCGTAGAAGCCCAGTTTCTGCCGTTCAGCGGAGTCAGGATTTCCAAAGTCTGCCACTTTTGCCAGCAGATATTCAGAAAGGGTATGATACACACATAAGTCTGTGAAATCACCCTGACGAGCCTGGATCAAGAATGGATCCAAGGCAGGAACTAAAATACTTTGACCAATAATTACATTTGCATTGCTTCCGCTTTGACGAATGTAATAGCTCTTCCACCAGGAGGTTGAACGAAATGCGTCCAATATCCTGACGGTTGAGCGGATCAAACTTCCTTCTACAACATCTTGAGTCAAGCCTTCATTGGCACTGAACAGGCGACTGTCCTTTGCCACAACATCATCATAGTCTGCGAAACTAAAGAATGTGTTACCTTGTGTAATGAAAGCCATTGTTGTCGTATCCTTTTAAGGGTTGATGCTGGAGTTGTTGTTCAGACTACGACCGTAGTTGCTTTGTAGCAAGCCTGTTCCATAATATGCAGAACACACAATGTCGTCGCCCAAGAAAGCCGCTCTGCGTTGTGTCTCAATGGCAATATCACCAATCATACCAAGACCAATAGCATCACGCTGGAAAATCGCACCAATATAGTTGCCTGCTTGGCCAGAGTTGGCCATGTTAGAAGTTTGATAGACTGGGATGCCAGCCAAATTGCCAACAAATCCTGATCTCATTGCTTCATTACCCAATTCACCAAAAGCACCTGCTGTGAATATTGTGTTACCAGCAGTCGTCAATGCGGCTTTCAAGTCATAAGCGACTTCAGGGTGAATAACACAAACCATGCCTTCCATTGGCACTGCATCTGCTTGTAGTTTTGCTACTGCTGTAAAGATTTGTGCGGCTGTGATAACAGTTGTGCCTGCTGTGGGTGCTGTAAAGCCATTGAACAAAGCAGTCAAGTCAGTGTCCATTTTACGAGCAACTGCTTCACCAAACAAGCGGCCCAGGTCTGCCACAACATTGCTGGCAGCACTGGTGCGAGCCAAGTCTGTCAACAATGTGCGGATAGCAACAGGGCTAACAGTCAATTGTGCTGTGTTGGTAGAAACAGCGGTGTTGGTGACTTCATTACCTTCTGTCACAGCGGCTGCTGTTTGAACAGGGTAAATGGGCACATTTACGTTTTTACCCTGACCTGGGGCCAATTGGTAATTTTTAACGAGTCCACGCATGATGGAACGCTCTGAAGCAACAAACATTGCTTCTTGGATGATCTCTGGTAAGAGGTCGTTTAGGGTTGTAGTAGTTGAACCAGCCATTATATATTCTCCTTGAATTAGGCTAAACCGCTGGCCTTGCGGTATTCCGCGTAGACCTTACGGTGCTCTGGATTTTTCATATCCAGTTTAGTTATGTCCACCTTGTTGGGTGAGCCGTTTGATATGTTGGAACGACCCATGGTAGTGCTGGGTGTGGGTGCTACAAAGTGCGGATTGGCACTAAGGAAGTCCTGAACTAGATCTTCTACACCCCACGCTTGACCTTTGTCATTGTAACGAACTGAACCTGTGGCGTCTATAACTTCAACTTCTCCATCAGCATTCATTCTAACTTGATTTCTCAACAGGCTTTTGACTTGTTCTGGATTTACAGAACGCAGTTTACTGGCTGTGGTGAGCAAAGGTGCATCTACCTTGTATTCCTGTATCACACGGTCCCGCTTGGATATTTCAGCGTCTTTCTTGGCGGCCAAGTCTTGTAGGATCTTTTCAAATTCCCCACGCTTGACTTGTTCTTCCTGTTGTTTCTGCTCCCAGGCTGTTTTGATTGTGCGTAGTTCTTCAATGTCACCAAGTTCTTCATAAGGCTTTGCAACCTTCTTTTGGACACTGGCTTTCATTTTGGCCATTGCATCATCAAACTCCTGTTGAGAGTAAACACGCTGAGTGTTCCCTGCGGATTCCTGACTTGTTTGTTGGGCTGGAGCGTCAGTTGCTCCTACTGCTGCCAATGATTCAGAGTTCATTGTATTCTCTACCTACCTTTCGTAGTTGTGGTTAGTTATTTACCGTTTAAGCAACGGTGTTGTGCTTTAGCGTGACAGCTTGCGAACAAGACTGGGTCTGTTGGCCTTGATTGCTTGATCTTCAGCAATGTTCAGGGCCACAGCAGTGTCTCTTGCCCGTGTCTGAGCAGGATATTCTCGTTGCAACATTTTGATGTTACGGTTGATTGAGGTTTCAGTAAAACCTCTTATGACTCGTCTACTGTCTTTCATATCAATATCCTCTTCCTGGTGGTTTTGGTGGCTTAGGGCGTTTTTTATTGCGCTCTGTTCTCATGCCTCTTGTGGGTAGTGCTCTTGTCATTCTATCTCTCCTTGTTGTTTTAAAATTTTACGAGCCCAGGTCAAACCTGCAGGGCCACCCCATAAGAGGTAGGCCTGTGTGCCTGGTGTGTTTTGACCTGGCTTGTAATACACAGCGGCTCTGCTGAGAAAACTGTAAGTTCGCTTGACCGTGTCAAGACTCACGTCTGACTGATTTATAAATTGCCGTGCTCTTGCCACACCAACCCTGGTGCCACCCTGACGGCTACGTGGCGAGTCCATACGCAATTGCATACCTCTTTTGGCTGCCGCTGCCATTGCATCAGTAGGACGAAAAGTGTCTGCCATTAGTTTGCTGCCGCGGCTGCTGCCCCTGCGTCAATGATATCTTGCAGGGTGATTTCAGGATGCAAGGCCAAGATCTCATCATTGGTGTAGCCTTCCATCAGCATTTCTTGCAGGTGCATAAGACGATCAGCCCTGCTTAGGTTTTCAAGGCTGGGGTGTTCTTGACCTGCCACTGTGTCATCTTGTTCATAACCTTCCCATTTGGCACACCAGAACACAGCACGAACAGGTGCATCAAATTTGACACAATACAATTCACCTGGACGGTAGTATTCGCAGTTGCCGCAATTTTGACCAACGGGCACATCAGGGTTAGTGGCCAATTGATACGCGGCTGGCAATGAGTCAGGGATTGCTTCACCATCTGGATATGTTCTACCTGTTTGTGGATTGGGATCAATGAACGGCAAGCGTGTCTTTTCTTCATCCAGTAATTCAATTAAATGCTCGTCAATCACACGCAACATCACAGGATCAGTTGCAGCCGTCTTGGCTCTGACCAATTGTTCTACTTCACGTCCTGTGTCACGAATGTTGAAACTACCTGGATACTCTATTTCACCTGTCCATGTCTGTCCTTGGTATTCAGCATACAAGCGCCATAACTGTTCTTCTGCCAGTTCCAGGTTGTCTGCTTTCTCACTCAGTTTGGCATTGAGCAATTGGAATTCTGTTTCCATAGCAATGCCACTCATTGTGACTGTTTCAACAGCACGGATACTGCCTGTGTTGGCCATACGGTCAATCATTTTAACGCGGTTATTTATTGATTCGTAGATCAAATTGATGGGGGTTGCATCAGCGTTCAACATGTAAGGACGCAGACCTGAATCCAAGTTTTCACTCATCAAGATCAAAGCACCTGCTCCTGCGCCCACTTGTGTGTCTGGAGTCACAACCAACGACGGGTGACCTTCCAATCTCACACTTTGTTCTACTTCACTGAGCTCATTGTAAATGGCTCGTTGTTGATCCGCAATGTCTGAAATATCACTGATGCCCAAGCCACGTATCTGACTGCGTTCATTGTAGACCAGCACAGCAGGAATCTTGCCCAGTTCATTGACTTCTTCTCTGGTCATGTTGGCTTCACGGGTTCGTTCTGTGGCCTCGTAAGTGCGTATGTAGTCATTGGTCCATTCACGTATGGTGACCACTGTGTCATTGACATCTTCAATGTATTTGAAATAACTCAACTGGTAACGACCATTGGGCAAGCGTTCCCAACGCCAGTCAGTGACCACTAAGGGTGTCAGCAAGTTCACATAGGGTCTCACACCCTGGGACAGTTGATCTGCCAGGGTTTCTGCTTCTACACTGGGTTTGGTCATCAAGACCCAAGCATGTCCAAACACACTGGCCCAAATACTAGTTTCTTTCATGAACGCATTGAAACTGCGTCCATCTAGATCTGCATCAGCAAGAAAGTCCTCCAAGGCAGGATCTGATTCCAATAGTTCAAACTCACGCTCAGGTTCGCTACGGAACAAGAAACTGATGTAGACTGAGATCACACTGCGGCAATGATTGTCCAACGGTGTGGATCTCAAACGGGCTTGATACTCACCTGTGGTTTCCAAACTGTATTTGACCAAGTGCCCGCCTCTGCGATACTCGTCTCCACCCAGGTAACTGTCTAACAAAAACTCCCAGCGATCCTTGTTGCGTTGAAATTCTATATTGGTAGTGCCTATGTAAGCATAAGCGTCTGTTAAAATTTGATTAGCCATCTATTGTGTCCTATGTGTCCAGCGTTGAGCTGGTTGGGGTTTGACATCTCGCCGCACTGGCCAAATGTAATTGACCATGTAGCGTAATGCATCGCTCATATGATCATATCCTGAATCTTTGTCAGGAACGCTGGTGCCTTCTTTATATGCATGTCTTTCAAGACTCTCAATAGTGTATTTACACTTTGGATCTACCAATAAATGCCTACGGCCAGTGGCATCGCACAAGCGTGAATTCACAGCATTGATGCCATCACGCACAGCATCATGAGCCAAGGGTGCTTTCACTGTGAAGCCTGCGTTTTGTAGTAGACTCAAGTCCGTTGCACCACCAGCACTGGTCTTACGTTGTCTTGACGCAGGATCTGGATACACCCAAACTTTGGTTCTGGGATAGCGTGTTTGGATTTCTTTGACCATTTCTTGTGTGTTGCTGGAGAACATGCGAATTTCATCCACAATGTGCAGTGTTTCACCCAGTCTTACTGCAATGGTAGCACTCATGGGATCTATGTTGAAGTCCATGCCAATGTAGATCACATCTGGAGTGTCTACTTTAAATGGCACCACATTGGCACGATCAAACGCATAATAGATACGCCCTGCAAATGTTTCAAATGTGGCTTCGTATTCTTGACGAAATGTTCGTAGATCCATTTCACTCTTGGCACTGGCCACTTCAGTTTCAGTCACACGTCCACCATCCAGTGTGGTGTATTGAAAGCTGGCCCAATCCGTGGCATGGTCCAGGCTCATGTCAAATATGTCTTTTGACCAGTTGCCTGTGCCTTTGGGTGTGCCAATGAATAGTGCATGGCCCTGTTTGTCACTCAGTGTGGGTCGCACAGCAGTCCACACATCTGGATCCATGTCTGCAAACTCATCAAACACACAGAAGTCCACACTGAATCCACGCATACGATCATACGCATCTGCTGAACGTATGCCTATTTCACTGCCGTTGCGTAGGTGCAGTGTGAGTTCACTTTCGTTGACCTTGCTGATCCAGTTGAGATCCAGCAGTCGTGCCTTGAGTTGATCCCACACAATGCCTTTGCCTTGACCGCGTGTGGGCGCAATGAACCAGCATCTGCGTCCAGGATTTCTAGCAAAACGAGCCAGTTCACGCATGGCCAAGTATGTTTTGCCAAAGCGTCTACCGCAAATGGCCACTCTGAATCTGTGTGAATCTTGTGCTATGGTGCGTTGTGGCGCACTAAGCGGCATTACTCATCTTCCCAAGGTAACACCTGGGCTTCTTGTGCGGCCACAGGACTGTCGCTTTGTCCCAGGAGATTTTTGCCTAAAAATATCAACATGGTAGGGTTGCCACCCATGGCCACTTCTATTTGTTTTCTGCGTAGACTCTGAACCAGCGTGTTGCGACCTTTTAGCAATTCCACGCTGAAGTTGTAGCGAAGTGTGTTGCCATCTATGCCAAACCATTCTGCTATTTCTATATCCTTCATGCCTATAGCGGCCAGTTTGAATATGTCGTGGCTGGGCACAGGCCGTTTATCACGGCCTACCACTTTGCCTTGAGTTTCTATGGTTATTGGTCCTGGCTCACGCGGCTTGGGTCCAGGCTTGTTATGCACATGTTCCTGGCAGTCCAACAACAGGTCCTGTTTGGGGGTAGAGAGATCCACGCTCTCAATGGTGTCTTGATCTGGTGGCTGATCAGTGCCTGCCTCATTCATAGGTAGAGTTTCCTTTTACCGCCTCTAATGGCGTAAGAATATTTACCTATTTGTGCAGGGGCTTACTTAATCGTGCCTATCGTAGTGCCTTGTGCATTGCGAATGGTCAATACAGGCCTATTGGTGCTGTAGCGTGTGCCGCTGATGCCTGGCTGTGTGCCTTGTGCGCTGGGGTCCAGCATTTGCAATTGACCCGCAACCGTCACACAGGTAACTGCAGATCTGCAGGGATCACCTGTGTTCCAGGTGTGTGGCACAGTGCCACAAGCACTAAGCAAGATCGCTGTGCTTAGAATCGCTATTCTTTTGTATGCGTTGCAGTTGTTCATACTCAATTTCCCTTTCCAAGGCTTCTTGTATAATTGCATAGCCTTCTGTGGGCCATTGTGTTAGAATGATTCTAATAACACTTTGCAAACGCAGTCTATCAAACAGCCTGTTCTTCATTTGATTCCTCTTGGGTTTGATCCATTATACGAAAAAACTCATCTGCTGTGCTTTCCAAGTCAGGATTGAGTCCTGTTCGCTTGCACCACTTGAGCCAGATATCTTCTTTGATTTCAAACGCAAGACCCTTGTATTGTGTCCAGGTCAAGGGCCAAGTGACTCTGGCAGTTTCACCCCATACCTTGGGTTTGGGTTCTGCAGAGGCCTTGGGTATTTTCTTGTAGTTGGCAGGATCTGTTTTGCATCTGGTCAGTATAATGCCTACTGACACTGCATGTGCGGCGGCCGCTTTGGGCGCACTGGCAAACTCACCCCTGGGGGTCTTGATTGAGAATTTGGCCGCTGGCATTATGTGGCCTCTGTGTATTTTAATATGAAATAGGTTTTATCTTTTTCTGTGGGAAATTTCAATATCAAATGATCATCAAGTTCTTGTTCAACATCATTTTCAATAATAAAATTCACAGCAGGATCATGTAATAAACGATCAACAATGTCATACCATTCATCAATAGATAATTCTATACTCATTCTGCGGCCTCCTTATAAGCAAATCCAGTTTTACGCAAGGCACTACGCCCTACTCCAAGTATGCCAACCAACTGACCAAGGCTATTATCAAACTTGGATTCTATAAACTTCATATTGCCTGTTTCCCAGGCTGTCAGGCATTCGTGATCTACCAGTTGATTGTGATAGTATGCGTTGCCATTTTTGTTGTAGCAAGTGGTCATAATGTATTTCATTCTGCGGCCTCTTTAACTGTTTTAAATTGATGTTCACAAAAAGCCTGTGCCACAGGATCTTTGTCTTGCCATAAACTTTGCTGAACTGCATACATTTTGGCCAACAAATCTGGTTTTTGTTTCTTGCTGGCAGGACGAATACCTTGCATAGGATTACCAAATATTCCACTACCAAATCTGTGCAAAATACCAATACGCTGTGGCACACTCAATTGAGTAATCATAGTCATAAACTCACGATCACTAAGGTATGCGTCTAATGCTACTTTCATCGCTAACTCCATTTGTTTAAGTGTTATTAGTATAACACCAGGGTCTTTTTGGGTCAACCCTGGTGTTGCGTTTTTACAACACCGCGCAGACCACGGGTTTGTGCCCGTTTTTTAGCCCTGATCTTGCGTTGCTCAGTGGTGCGATGGCTTGGATGTAGCAGGTCAGTTGGTTGGGCGTGATATTGGTCCCAGTTTTGGAATATTTTTGCCAAGCGATCTGGTGTGATCAAGTTGCGTGGTAGTGCATTGGTGATGTGGCCTTCCAGGCTGTTGCACCCACGATGTAGCACACCGCGAATCAGTCCTGACTTGTGATCATGATCCAGCACAGCCTTGCCTGGTTCTACAATTTCTTGACATAAAGCACACAGGCCCGTTTGTTGTTGCAACAGTTAGTCGCGAACCTCAGCCACTTTATTGGGCTTGATTTGTGTTACCAAGGCTGTGACCAAATCCACCAGGTAAACTTGATCACAGTGGCCAAGGCCAACAGGTATCCTGCCGCATAAGCAATTTGTCCTGCCCTATGTTCGCGTGTGGTGGGCAATTTCATAACTGCACCTGCAAGTGCGGGCGTTGCCAGACCTGGCGATTGCGGGCAAACCAACCCATGTGATAGCCTGAGGTGATGTAACTGTGCAGGCCTGCTTCCAGGTCTTTTCGTGGCACAAATCCTGCTTCTCTAGCAAGATTGCACCAGTATTCAGGATAGCGGCAGTTGATGTGTCCTACACCGCCCTGGCCAGGCTGTGCCGCTGACCATATCACATGGCCGCCTGGTTCACAATTGCGCCAGCAACTGTCTATGACCAACTTGGCCAAGTGGTCTTGTATGTGTTCTGCCACTTCCAAACACAACACCACAGGCGCAGGATCTGTCACTGCAAACATGGTGGTTGTGGTCACTGCCCTAGGGTTGGCGTGGTCAGGATTTACATCATAGCCCTGTGCTTCTGCACCTAACTTGCGTAGTTCTTCCACATACACACCTGAACCTGCACCCAAATCAGTGACCCTGCGATCCAGAGCCTGCACAATCCACACAGCCAGTCTGGCCGCAAAAGGACGCTCTTCTGCATCCATTCCAGCATAATCAAAAGATTCTGTATCAAAAGTCATGTGGATCTGCCTTTGGTGATTCCACGCAACAGGTTTTGTTTACGCACAATCTCCAACAGTTGTTTGAGTCTAGGGCTCATTTGTGCTCGCTGTAAACGCTGTTCAGCTGTGCTGAATTGCCTGGGGTTGGGTATGTTTACAATCATTTGTTGGGTATCTCCAGTTCATTTACACTATTGATCACTTCGCGAATGGTCATGATCAACTTCCAAGTTTTGCCTTTTCTTGCACTCTGGTCCATGCATCTTGGATGGTCTGCTTTGGCCAAGTCAAACACTTCTCTTGCAGTCCACACTGCTTGTAGATTGAATGGTTTGAATGCTGAACGAGCTTCACGCTCCAGCATCTCCATTGCAGAGATAGTGTCCTCCCAAAACTCATTGTCTACCGCTCGTTGATGGAGAAAGCCTTTCCAAATCTGTTTGTTGTCCAAATCAATGGCTCGCTTGGTGTCCTTGATAATGCCATTTAGTAAATCTGTGATCATCTCACAGTTTTTTACGCCATTTACAATGTTGCTCATAGTTGTTCCCATCCTGCGCCTGTGTAACATTCTTGTATGGCCGCAAACCAGGCTTCAAATTGCGGTGCCACTGCTGATAAACTGTAGTCCATGCCTCTTGCTCTGCACTCCTTGGGATCTATGGTGTGTGCTTGTTCAATGGCCTGTTTGTATTCACGTAGAGTATGGCACAAGAATCCTGTCTTGCCGTTTTGTATTTCTGCAAATGCACCAAAGTGCGGTGTGATAATGGGTGTGCCACTCAACAAGGCTTCTACCACTACACCACCAAACGGTTCCAGATAAGTTGTGGCAATGATCAGGGCACGAGCATTCTTCATCAAGGTCTTACGCATTTCTACATCTGCGTAGCCCAGTTCCTCTGCCCAGGGTGGTGTGGTAGTATAGCCCAGATCACTCAGGGCACCTTGTCCTGCAATCTTCAATGGATAGCCAGCGGCTTCTGTGGCTTTCAAACAAGTGGTGATGCCTTTGATTTCTGTCACACGTCCTAGAAACAACACATAGTCATCCTTGTGTTCTTGATACTCAAAATCTTCAGGATCAAAGTAATTGGGTATCACCCACGAATACCAATGCTGTGGATTTTTCAGTCCTTCTGTGGCATTGCGTATGGCATGGCTTTCATAGGCCTTGAAGCCAGAGAATGTGCCTGAGCTGTAGCCTACTCCTGGCTCTACAGGAATCACACCCAACTTTTCTACTGCCTTGGCAATGCTTTGATGTCCAACACCCCAAGTGCAAAGCAAAAAGTCATTTTTCTGTGCTCGCCGTTGTATTTCAGGAATGGCTCGTTGGTTAAATGTCACATTGGCATGATCAAAAACATTGTGCTTGAACTGATGTCTACGCCAGTCATGGTCACCGTAGGCCTTGGTCAGCACTGCATTGTCTGTGACTGTGACATGTTCTGTGCAAACCACGTCTGAGTCAGCATGACCGTAGTGTATGACTTCGTGGCCGCGATCAGTCATCATTTTGGCAAACTTCAAGACCTTTTGTGTGTAAGCACAGGCCACATACGCTTTGCTGGTCACTGTGTGCGGAATGGCCAACAAGTGGAAACGGAATTTATTTGTCATTTTTCTGTCTTCTTTCTTTCATAATTGCCTGTTGACGACGATGGAATTCTGCACGATCTACCAAAATAATATTTTTGTAATTCCAACTGCGGTGCCAGTCTTTACGAACCATCAGTAAGTCATCCACTGTGCGTCCTCTGCGATTCCAGTGTCCTGCCCAGGCTCGTTGATACTGAGCAAAGGTCAAGGTCCATGATTCACCGCGAAAACTGGCCTGTGCTTTGGATCTAAGCCAAGCAGTATATTGTTCGTGTGCCAGTTCATCTGGTCCAGTTATCCATATGTGAGGTCTGGGCCCTCTGGCATTAGGGCGTGGTATTCCTTTGGTTGTCATTCTATAGATCTCCATCAGTGTCGTATTATTTATGAGTATACGCACTTTTGTGCAAATTATCAAGTGCTTTTGGTGATTTGTGTTTGGGTGCATTTATAGATGAGTTAGCACTCATCTATTCGTCTGCGTGACTCTGTCACTTGACTCATGTGTTTTTCTCTTGTTGTTTTCTCAAGAGATATACCTAGTAAAGAAAACAGCCAGGTGTCAAAAGAGAGCACGTAGTGCTCTTTGACACTGGGCAGGTCTCGCGAGAGACCTATCAATGTTGTTTACTTGTGTTGTGACTCAAGAGAGACCATCACCCCCTCCCCCAATTGATTTTTAAGACCTTTCGTGATAAGGAAGTTCAATCCGTGATTGGTGTATCAGACGCAGAAAACTTTGAGCCAAAGATATACCCGCCCCAGAGGTCTGCCTTGGCCAGGCTTGTTGAGTTTCAAGACGTTGTGCTTAGTATTGTCCGCACTTTGGTCTCTTCCACGCACAGAGAGGGTATGTGACGCTGGGATTTGAATTACAGTTTAAGAGTAATTTTGATATGCCTGTGCTGTTGCCTGATGTAGTTGCCTCAAGCAAAGATAGATCAGCATAACCTTTCTATCTTTGCCATAACACAAGTATATATGACTTGTGACAAAAAAGCAACAATTATTGCGTTCAATTTAGCCAAAAAAAAAACCCAGGGGCACTGGGCTTTTAAAGAGGGAAGTGTTAGAGCAGGGTGGATTAAGGATTTTCTATGACAAATAGAAGGTTACACTTCCAGGACGGAGATGTGGGTCTGTTCCACTCAGACTGCGTTTAAGTTCTTGTGAGAACTCCTTGCTCTAACAAATTTATTTATGCCAGTCTAAATCTATCTGAACTTAAAGGCTTGCCCATATGACCTTCTATGGCTGTGACCATCACAGCACGACTGATCCATTCTGCATCCACTTGTTCATAGATGGCTGTTTTCAACAAGGTCAGTTTGAGTTCATCCAACATGCGTTCAAGATGCTCTAGATCACAATCCTCAACCAGTTCTTGTGAACCTGCCCACATGATCTGCATTTCAAACAGGCTGACAGGAATCCATTCAGGATGGCCAAAGTCTCCAAAATTAAAAAACGCATGGTCTGCCATTTGCATGGTAATATTTACTCAAATTGTCACATCCTTAAATACAATTATGGATAGAAAATTATTTAAAAAACTGTTGTCACGGCTGGCCACAATTGAATCCAGAGCAGACGGAGGTGATCGTCGTAGCAAGGTTTCAGAAACCAATACAACCTATCCTGTGGTCATAGTTAAATTATTGGATAAACCCTGTGTGTGTGCAGATTGTGGACGTGTGTGTGATCATGCACCTGGTCGTGATTATGCCTGGCGTCAACGGCGCTGGCATGAGCGTTGTAGGGTTTGTAAATTTGCTCGTGATCCTGGCACAGGTCAATTTGCTCCTGCTGGATCACAAGCGGTTATATTACGCGAGCCAGAGCCCAGCCTGCCACCCCAGCCAGAACCCCAATTAGATACCATTGAAACTTTGCCCAGCGAGCCTGATCTCGTAAAGTATGTTGACCAGGTTGTTGTGCAAGAGTGTCACGAATTTGTAATAAAAGAGTATTTACGCTTGCCAGTTGAACCTCAACCTGATCCAGGCGTCGCTCTAGATTCTGATAACGAATCTCGCAAATGCTGACATGAGCATCTAGACTTTGTCGTTCAATATCACTCATGTTAGGTCACCGCCAAGGTAATGGTGCCAGTGGTCAACACAATACTGCCACCTGAATTGATGACCTGTGTGCTGGCCAGGTTTGAAAACCATAAGATATTACCGCCTGTGCTGGCATCCACAATGGCCATAGACACCACAGGCAACCAATTGGCACTGGCTGTAAAGGTCACATTGCCTGTGCTGGCTGTGGTGGCCGCTGATGGCGCACTAAACGCTACACTTTGGCGGCTGTAACCGTTGCCGGTCAATTCAGTGCCTGCGGTAGACGCTGTGGGTGCTGTGCTGTAAAGAGCACAATACACATTGGCTGGACTG